CTTTACGTAGTGCTGCTTCGGCTTTTGCCTGTGCTGCAATAGCAGCATTTAGTTTAACTTCTGCAGCATCAAAGGTTTTTTGAGCAGCTTCCCATCTTTCAACAACTGGCTTTAATTCACCAGCAAGAATGTCCATTTCTTTCTGGGCTTGCTTCTCCATGCGATAAGCATGCTTAGATGGAGACCCTGGAATGAATCTTTTTGCTGAATCTATACGTAAACTGCTGTTATGAACAAGGTTATTGATACCTGGAATTACATTTTTAAGCAAACTTAGGTTACCAAGAGCCATACTTGCTCTAGCAAATGGGTCAAGTATTGAGTTCTTTGGGATATAAGCAAGACGAATAAGGTTTAAGTTACTAAATACTGCGTTTGCTAAGTCTAATACTTCACCAGTACCCATGGCAGCCTTAGAAGCAACCGCTCCTCGTACCTGACCTTCAGTAATTGGTGACCTTGCACCTAAAGTTCTTTTAGAATTTAATATAATTTCTACTTCTAGCTTACGAAAATCAAGCATTGGAATGATTGATGCTTCGTTTGAGATAGAAAAGAAGTTGCTTACGTTAATTCCACCGTTTTCATCTGGAACAAAACCATTTTTTGTAGCATATTCCTTGATGGTTTGACGACGACCTTTAGTTGCTTGATGCCAACTAGTAATTAATTTAACCTGATCGGCGGATGTTCTAATATCTTGAACATCTCCAGCACCTGCAAACTTAGCAAGACGTAACATTACCTGTTGCTCAATGTAATCTAAGGCAATTGCACGTTGAGTATCATCTTGGGCATTTAAAAACCTAGATACCATCTTGCGTTTAAAGTCAGTACCTTCTTTACCACGGAGAATCTGTAGACGATTTAGGTCTGAAAGCACATCCATTGCTGATTCATACTTACGTGGGTTTGATATATTGATCATTCCCTGTGGGCGACCTGAGCCTACCCAAGCAATGGTACGAATAACACGATCATATGGTGATGATTGGTAAACTTGAGTACGCCAGCTATTGCCACCGTCTTTACCAAATAACTTTAAATCACCAAACTTAGCTTCAAGTTTAAGTTTTTCTTTAGCAAGTTTAATTGACTCAACAGATGCAAACTTGCCTGGTTGATAAGATGAGAACTGACCTACATTAATATCATCTTTAAAACTATCTAAAGCGTATTTAAACTCTCGGTCTCTTGCTTTCTTATCTTCGATAAGTTGTTGATATCTAGGGGTTAACTTAGGATCAAGTGCTTCTGTATGAATCTTAGATAGATCCGAAATCGGATCTATGTTATTCATTCCATAGTTATCTAAATGATCAGCCATTAAAGGCGATCTTGAGAAGAATCTTTGGAAAGCTACTTTATCTCCACGCTCGGCTAGTAAGTAATCAGCCATATCTCTGTGGTTATCGATGCGAGCCATAATGGCTGCAGAACGATTTGGATTAGATCCATTAGATACCAATGGATTAGCAATAATTTTGCTTACATCTTTGGTCTTAACTGCATCATCTACTAATTTAGATAGACCTGTAGGTGGTGGAGTTCCATCATTACGAGTACCCCATGCAACTGCATCTTCTAAATTCTTTTTAAATAAATCTTGATCAGCTTTGGTTACTATCTTTTCAGATCCAAGTGCTGTGGTTTTGGCTGCCTTAACGGCACTACCAACACCTTTACTTCCCAATATGGCAAGCCCTAAATCTGTACTACCAGATGCAAGCCATCCAAGAAACTCATTCTTATATGCTTGGTTTCTTTGTTTATCATTGAAGACGTTAAAGTCTTCATCCATAAATGTTGGTGTAATTTGATCTGGAAGAAAGTTTCCAACAAATTGACCAGTGGTAGTAGCAAGAGCCTGACCCATTGAAATCTTTTTAGCTTGCTCTCTAGCAAATCTAAAGCTTTGTACAAATCCTTGTGTCTTGCCTTGACGTGATGCTTCTGCTGCTAGAAAAGGAGTTGCTACTGTTTGAGTAACGGCACTAATTACATTGCCAATCCCCCCCATTATTTGAAGAGCGGGATTAACTGCATACTTATATAAATTTGGTTTACTTTTTGATTTTTCAATTGCGCCAGCAATGCCAGCACCAACTTTTTCTTCTACCCTACCTACAGCAGTTTTATCTAATACTTCTTTTTTAAATTCATTAACTCTGCTTAGGGGATTAGGTACAGATGTCGTGCCTGTTTCAGCTCTCCAGTCATCCCATATTCCCATTCGGATTAATTTCCCTTCCAGCAGTTAATTCTTCTAATAGCGCATAACGATCATCATCTGATTCAAAATCAAATCGTGCTAGATCCCAAGCAACTGGTGCTAATTCAAATCCCAGGTACTCAAGATTCTCTTCAAACTTCTTGAATATTTTCATCTATTTGACTTTTTAAATATTTAGTAAATGCCTTCATGGTTCCAGTTGAATTAGGTGAATCAGCAAAAGTCTGCATCAACGGAAGGTATTTAGCTATCATGGTTAAATCAGCAACTTGTGTATCTGCTGGATTTTGTATACCAAGTATTTCTCTACCTGGACCAGGGGTATTACCACCAACTCCAGCAGTAACAAATTCATTGGCTCTACGTGTTTCTGCACCTAATGGAATAATGTTTGCTAAAGGGTTTTCTGCTTTAGCCATAGGTGCAGCATTTTGATCCGCTAAAAATTGTTTTTGTTCACCATATGCTGCATCTGGTAACCGCTTTGCACCTTGTGCTGGTGGCAAGTCACTTCGATTAGACATTGCCCCAGGCATAGGAATAGCAGCAGGATTAACCATTGACATAAGTTACCTACTTCTTTTTAGGACGATATGGAACAGGACCTGTATAACCACCAGCAGGTAACTTACCTTTTGATGGGATCTTGACTGATGTATTTCTATAGATCTTTTTTGGATCCTTAATATTTTTATTAGCAGCCATTAACTCAGAAAGAGATACGCCAGCTTTCTTAGCAATACCAGATAATGTATCTCCAGCATTTACTTTGTAAGTAGACCCGCCTGCTCCTACGCCAACAAATCTTCCTTGCCCAGTAATACGTGGTTGATTACTACGACTCTTAGTTGTTGATTTAGGTGCATTCTCTCTAATAGCAGCAAGCTCACGACCTTTCATTACATCGGCAGATGTAATGCGGTTCTTATCTTTTGTAAGTTGTTTTGTTAATGGACCTGCAAGCAATCCTGCTGCAGTAACTGCCATTCCAACTTTTCCTGTAACTGCCTTACCTGCTAATCTAGCAGCACCTAGTGCTGCACCTTTTGCAGTAAACTTCTTTTTAGCAGATGTTGTTGCTGCCTTAACCGCAGCTGGACCTGCTTTAGCAGCCTTATTCTTTTCAACAATAGATTTGATTTGTTTATCATCAAACTTAAATGTAAGTTTGCCGTTCTTCATTGTGCCTACACCGATTGGTTTAGCACCTGCTGGAACTTTAGACTTAACTGGACCTTGTGCTTTAACCGCTGTAGCAGCAGACTTGGCTGCTTTAGCAACAGGTGCTGCAGCTTTAGCTGCTACCTTTGCTCCTTTTTCTTGACGGAATAAAGCCTTGTTAAGTGCAGACTTAGGTTTAACACCTTCTTTAATAAGTCTATCGTAGATAGCTTTACCTTCTGCATTAAGTTCTTTACCTGCAGCAAAACCTTTTTTAACAACTGGTAATGTTTTTTTCTCTACTGTTGCTATCTTTTTAGATTCTGTTGCTGCAGCTTTTTTAGCAGCACCTGCAGTCTTTACAGTTTTAAATCCTTTAGGTCTAATCTTCTTGCCATCTTTATCAACTTTATAACCTTGTGACTTTGGTTCTGGCGCAGTAACTGCACTACGAACTTTACCTGCTTCGGTTATTTTAGGTGTTGGCTTATTTGCTGGCTTAGATTCACGAACTTTTTCTTTGCCATCTTCTATTGCCCATTGACGTTCAAGTTCTGCCTTAGCTTCACGACGATCACGAGCAATACGCTCTAATGATGTCTCGGTTGGCTTTACTCTAATCTTATTACCTTTGTCGTCGGTAATATAACCTTTTCTAGCTTCTTCTCTTACTTCGCTAAGAGCTTTTTTATCGTCTTCAGAGAATTTCATAAGAGGACTTTTATCTTTTAGTCCTGCTTGTTTTCTTCCACTAAAAGCTTTTTTAGCGTCAACTTTGGCAGCCTTACGTGCCTGCCTGAATTTCTTTGGAGTTTTGGCTGCCATAGTTATCCTTTACTTATAAAATGAAATTACTTAAGTTTGTTTTTGTTGCCTTTGATGCCTTTAGGGGTAACACCTTGCTTTACCATTCCGCCACCCTTAACTGCTCCACCATTCTTCTTACCTACCATTGCAGATGAAGTTGGTGCTTTTCCTGGCTTTCCTTGTTTTCCGAACATTTATTTCTCCTTGTTATGCTGGTATTTGGCGAGTAACTCTCGCTGATAGATTTGGATTTCCTCCACCTGTAAGACCTGCAAGAAGTTCTTGCATTGCTGGTCTACCTTGTGGAAGTTGTGGTGCTGGACCACCAGCCATTGGCTCAGGACCTGCTGGTATTTCTGGCATGCCTGGCTGTGCTGGTTGTTCCTTTGGTGCTGGTTCTGGTTTAAAAGCATTTGCTACTGCATCTTCAAGAGGGATACCCTTCTTGCGATCAGTAATAACACTTGCCATCTTTTCAACAATCTTCATTGGATCTTGACCTTGCATTACCATTTGTGGAATTGCTGCAGCCATAGAAGATACGGATGCTTTAAGAGAATCACGCATTTCTTCAATGTCAATTGCTCGCTCTTCTTCACCAGCATTTAGTGAGATAGGAAGGTTGCGACGCAACATTCCACGAGAGATTAACTTATCTCCTCGAGCTTGTAGACCCCATACCAATGCTCGGTTAGGATCTAAACCTGCCATTAAACCGTATTCAACGGTTACGCCATAGTTACCATTAATATCAGAACTTGGCTTGTATTTTAATTTATATGGAACTCCATTGGCTGTTGCAGATACTTCACGAGTTACATCAGTAAAATATGCTTCATCGGTTGCAAATGCAAATGATATTGCTTGACCTATTGCTTCACCAAGGATTGATTGATAAATCTTAACTTGTGAATCGTATCCAGCCATAAGTGCTTTAACACCTTGACCTGTAACGATAGAACCTTCTGCTTGTCCTGCACGAGCTTGAGGAAAGCGAGTTCCTAATTTCATTTCATCTGCTAGAACATTATTCTCTGCAAATGCATATTGAGGTACGTCTAGATTAACCCTACGAATTTTCTCAGGGCTGTTCGAACGAATGACCGAATCAGGACCAACGGATAGAGAAGTAACATCAGTAGGAAGAGCAAGAGGAGCTTCAACAGACTTCTGAACAGCTTCCATAGTAAGAAGCGCAAGTCTCGCTTTCGCTGCATAAACAGGTAGTACATCGTCGAATTGACCCCGAGATTCGCCATCGAGTGAAGGGCGTTGAGCAATCGCAACTGGAACCATACCTGTCTTGTTTGGTGTCGTCGCAAGAACTAAACCTCCACGATCTGGTAAAAATAAAACTGTTTTTGTTTTGTCTGTCCAACGTACAACCTGTAGTAATGAGTTACCATCACCACGAGTCCATGTATTGGATTGTAAAATTTGATCGGCATACTCTGGAAAGTGTGCTGCCAAATCACCCGCTTTACGGTGATATAGGCGAGCATAAACATTGACTACGCCGAAACGATCTTGATCATAATATGCACCCATAGAGTTTTCAATATGGATGTGTGGTCTCTTATCTTTAAAGTTTGGTTCAACTCTAATAGGAACGAAACCGTATGTTGCTAGTTGGTCTGCGCCACGCAGTAACTCTGTACCTAGTCTGGATGCTGCTACATAGTAGTTAGCAATCTTTGTACGCTTGTCAGCTTTGGTACGCTGGTTATCATCTAATGATGAATCTCCAGCAGCAGTAATGGTAGGTAGAACACCGACTTGTTCAGAAACATCTCGAGCAACAACATCAATAAGGTTGGCAATAATAGGACGTGACCATACTCCTTCAGGAAATAATCCTTGGAATACCTGATCTGCCTGTCCTGCCCTAACTAGGGAAACCTCACGCATGCGCTTATCACGTTCGGAGTTACGAGCTTTTAATTGCTCAAAGGCTTGTTGTAGTTCTTTCATTAATGTCACAATCTCGCAGTCCGCTGCGCTGCAGCTAGATCATCTAAGTTGATGATGTACCGAGACTCGATGTCTCCTCTAGGTGTAAATTGATTACTCAAAAAGTTAGGTACATTTGCTGAAGTAAGTAAAGTTTCTCTTGCTACGATCTCACAGAACCATAACGCCATAACGGCGTCCATCTTGAGTTTCTTGCCTTGTACTCCTGGTTGCCAGGTTACAAGTTGTTCGATTAACTTCTTTACGTGTTCATTCTTTGAGCTGTCTGGTAATTCAATTAAGTTATCTCCAGCATGCTTAAAGTTATTCATGACACCATCCCGCTTAGTAATAGTGCCAAATAAAGGAGCGAGTGAGGCTACGCCGAACTCGGGATCCTGTTTATTGTTTCCTGTGTAATGAGGTCTGTAATTAATTCCTCGTGTCGACAGGAAGTTACGAATCTCTTCGTCTTGTGTAAGGAAAAGCTGAAAGGCATTTGATTCCACAATGACCACATGTGGTTTATACACATCGGTCCACTCCTTGATTAGAGAACGGATTGCTGCAGGTGTAGGGCTTGTCATGATGTGAACATCCATGACGTAGCGTTTGTGTGTTCTGCGATCAACCGCATAGGCAACAGCAGCGGTATCACCAGTCATTGCTGGATCGATACCAATGACTCTAAAGAAGTTATTAGAGTTGTCAGGGTGTCCTGCTGCGCCTGCAACCAAAGCACCCGATTTTCTCATTCCATTGACTGCGCCTCTGACGCATGTCGGGTCGAAGATTGCATTCTCCGCAATATCGAGGTTCTGGTAAACCAGTGACCACTTAGATGGTCCTGCCTCGTTTCGGACAGCCGTTAGACGCTGTCCTGTCCATCGATCAAACATTCCATTCTCATCTGGGATGTCATCCTCAGTAAGGGGTTGTTCGGATTTCTCCCAAAGGGTTTTCCAATCCTTTGGATCGTCTGCATATTCTAAGACTGCAGGCATGGACAAATATGACCAAGGAAGTACACCATCGGTGTAGTGGCTTGGGTTTCTTAATTCTTTATATAGATCAACCGCTGCGACTCTAGTACCAACTACCAAGAGTTGACCGCCTCCTGGCGGAAGACGAGAGGCAACTTCTTGCCTAATCCATTCTTGTTGCTTAGCCCACTCTGAAGCATTACTCAGAGTGACCACGTCATCTAAAACAATTAAATCGGCACGGTTACCATAAACCTGCCCGCCCATACCTATAGCTTCGATAGTTGGGTCTTTAGCATCTGACTCACGTACATCGCCACCAAGGTATACCTTAGTAGCCGACCATTGGTCGGCGGTTGCTTTATAACCATCTGCTGGACCAAAGGCGACCTGAAGGTCGGCGTAC